AAAACGGCGATTGGCGATACCGGTTTGAAGTCTGCGAATCAGTTTACCATACGCATACCCCTCGATGCTGATTTCAGCGGAAAGGCGTACTGCGATCCGGCAAGCTACACGGCGGCGGATGACGTGAGCGGGCTGTTCACCCTGCGGCAGGGCGATGTGATTGTGAAAGGCGTTGTCCCGGATACAATCAAATCCCCTGCACAGGCGCACAAGGCTTACCCGGATACCGCGTTTACGATTCAAGGTGTAACCGATAACCGCCGAGCCCCAAATGCTAAACACTGGAGGGTGGTGGGGGCTTAATGGCAACCGTCATTAAAGCGGATTTCCATTGGAACTTTGACCCTCTGACGGCAAAGGGACTTGAACCGGGCGGACGCGTACAACAGGCAATTGATAACGCGGTGATCCGCTATTCCATCCCGTATGTACCCTTTGAAACGGGTACGTTGGCAACGAGTCCTTACAGGGCTTCCCCTCCGGGCGGCGGGCAAGTTATCTATGATACGCCTTACGCGCGTTATCTCTATTACGGTATGGTAATGGGGCCGAACATCCCGGTTTTCGAGGATGATTCCGGCGTTCCAACAAGGTTCTTTTCTCCGCCCGGTCAGAAGAAGCACCTTACAGGCAAAGCCCTCAAATACAATCAGGATACTAATCCCGAAGCGGGCGCGTTCTGGTTTGAACGAATGAAAGCGGCCCACTTGCAGGATATTGTGGAGGAGGCGAACCGCGTTGCCAACAGTTAATAATGTTGAACACCTCCGCAAATGGCTCCGAGGGTGTCCGGCACTTTTGCCGGAGAATCATTTTCGCGTGGATTATCTTGCAGAGGAACCGGTTGAGTACAGCTTGATTTCGGTTCCGTCCACGATTGCATACCGCAAAAACGTTCTGGGTGAAGACATTCCGAGAAAGCAACAGGTTATGAATTTCATCTTTGCAACCCGGCAGGAATGGGGCGCGGATGAAGCACAGAACATTGCGAACTTTGGATTCTATCAGGACGTGATTGTGTGGATGATAGAGCAAAATGCGGTACGCAACTTCCCTCGCATCAATGAAGGACGCGTCACAGCAATCAAGCCTACGTTGTCACAGTATGTACACGCGCCGGGTACAGACAGCGCACGGTATCAGATCCAGATTGAAGTGTCCTATGAATTGGCCCTATAAGGGGGGGGAGGAGTTGTATGAATGCAGTATGCACGGGTTGTTAAAGGCACTCTGTACTTGTCCTCCGAATTTGGCGCTATAGAGGACGGTACATGGCATATGACTATGGGATACTATGACCCCGATACCGGCACGGTCTATGTAAATCCCGGATTAACGATTGGAGGAGTAAAAATGGCTAAGTACGCTCGTGAACGGGTAATGTTCTTTGGCTCGTGGACTGGTGAAGCGATCCCGGAGAGCGCAACCGTTGACATTGGCGATTCTACCGGCATCACCAACTGTGTTATCGTTGCGACAACCTTTGGTGCTACGGTGAATCAGATTTCCGGTGAATACGTGTTCACCTATGATGGTACTGGCTGGTTGCTGAATGGCAATGCCGTTACGGATATTGCTACTAAGTACGGCCTGACCGTTACCGGTGACGCGGCGAAGGGTGACATTCTGGTTGTCACTTATACCGCCGCCGCTGGCGCGTGGGAGGCGCTGGGCAAGGATAACGATGATCTTTCCAAAGAACTGAACCCGGATGTTGAAACGTCCAAGAACGTTCTCGGTGAAACCACCGTTACCCATTCCGGTTATGAACCCGAAGTTGGCGTTGATCCGTACTATATCGACCCCTCCCGCAAGATGTACAAGCATCTGGCCGAGGTTGCTATCGAAGAAAAGTACGATGAAGCCAGCGTTCTGGGCTATTTTGCCGAGGCTCATTTCACCACGGCGAACCCGGAAACCAAGAAGATGACCGGTTTCGTGTATATCCGTCAGGCGTATTTCGTCCCGCAGTCCGTGGGCGGTGATACGTCCGGCTGGGCTATCCCTGTGAACATCTATCCTATTGGTGCTGTCACCAAGAAGAAGATCGTTTACGACATGCCTACCAACGAGGCCACCATCACCGATATCACCTGATAAGGCGATGAAGAGCACGGGACGCGGCTACACGCGAGAAGTGGCCGCGTCCCTTTCTTTGCAAAAACATGAAGGAGGATGAACTATGGCTACTGTACCTTTTCCCCGTCCCGTAAAGAAGATTGATCCTCAGAACGCGAAGCCGGACGGCAAGAGCGTATTTGCCGTTGATGACGGTACACGTGAGGTTACTCTGGTCAATACCTATGGCAAGGTGATTTGCCGGTTGCACTTCCGCACGGGCGAACTTGCAATCATGGATAGGTTCAATGCCCTGACCGAGGATCTTCCGAAAATCGTTGAACCGCTGGAACGGGTGAATCTGAACCCGGACGGAAACACGGATGAAAACGATGACGGATGGGCTGTTCTCAAGCAAGTTGAGGGCGCAATCAAACAGCGGATCAACGCCCTTCTGGATATGGACGAAGCGGACGAGATCTTCAAGACCCGCAGTCCTTTTTCTTCCATCGGCGGCGTGTTCTTTGTGGAACGTGTGCTGAATGCCATTGGCGAGGCCATTACCGCCCAGATCAAGGAAGAAGCCGCCCTGTCACAGGCCCGTATTGCCAAGTACGTTGACGATGTGGCCGAAGACGAGGTGAGTGAAAATGCTGGGGCAACTGCCGAAAACACTAACGATTAACGGGAAATCATACCGGATCCGCACTGATTATCGCAATATCTTGCGAATTTTTGAGGCGTTTGCAGACAAAGACCTTTCTGATAAGGAAAAGATGCTTGTTTGTCTCCGGCGCATGTTCGTAGACTTCTCAAAGCTTCCCTATGATGATTACAAGGAAGCCTATGAACAGGTGTATTGGTTTATCGGATGCGGAAAACCGGAAGAAAAGCGGCCCCCGGTGCGAACGTTCAACTGGATAAAGGACGAACCCCTCATGTTCCCCGCCGTGAATAAAGCGGCGGGGCTTGAGGTTCGGGCTGTCCCGTATCTGCACTGGTGGACGTTCATGGGATACTTTGAATCCATTGACGCAGAATCCCTGTTCGGGACAGTGCTTTCCATCCGGCAGAAAAAAGCCCGTGGAAAGAAGCTGGAAAAGTACGAACGGGAATTTATGCAGAACAATAAAGCGCTTATGGCGCTTGACGTTGAAGAAGCAAAACCGCGCACAGCGGAAGAAAAGTTGCTTGATATGTTCAACGATCTTATAGCCGAAGATTCGGAGGGTGGTGAGTAAAGATGGCGAACGGCGCGGATGGTTCGATTGTTATTGATACCCAATTGGACAATACCGGTTTTCAGCGTGGATCCCAGCAGATGCAACGCGCGGTAAACAGTCTGAACAATTCGGTCAATCAAACCGGTCAGAACATGAATAGCGCCGTGCAATCCATGAATACTGCCCTTCAAAACATGGGTGCGGCGGCTCAGTCAGCCGGTTCAAAATTTACCCAGTACCTCGGTGCTGGACAGTTTGACCGGGCGATGGGTGAAGTACAGAAATCAGCACAGTCCCTTGTGTCTGATCTTGCCAAGATCGGCAATGCAGAAGCGGCGGGTGTGAAACCCGGCGCACAGTACCAGCGGCTCGTCACGAACATTCAAGACGCGGAGAGGGAATTAGCTACACTCAAGGGACAGATGGATCAGATGAGCGGGCACACCTTTGAAACGTCTGAATTTACCCAGCTGAAAAGCCAGATTGAAAAAGCGGAACAGGCTCTTTTCAAACTGTATGATCGGCGCGATGTGATGCAGGAGCTCGGCGTAAATGAATCCTCCCAAAGCTGGAAGCTCCTTGAAATTCATATCCGTAATGCAGAAGAAGAACTGGAGCGGCTTGAACGTTCCCGTGATGCGATGATGCAGAACGGATCCGCCACAGTGAACGGCGCGGACACGGCCCAATTTCAACAGATGGCCGCGATGTATCAGCAGATGCAGGATGCGCTGGAAACTTATAAACAGGCGGCGGCAGACTTTAACGTCATAGAACAGCCCGCGAATGAATCAGAAGAAGCCCTCAAGGCAGTTGACCGGGAACTCAAGCAGAAAGGCCCGGATGCAAGTGAGGCGGGCGGCTTCCTGTCTGGTTTCGGTAATATCCTCAAGGGGATTGCCGAAACGGCCCTCCACGCGGCGGGCGGGCTGGCAAAGCTGACATTCAAGGGTGTTGCGGCGGGCGCAAAGGGTGCGGTAACCGGTATTCAGCGGTTTAACAGTGCTTTGAAGAACCTCCGCAAGGGTAGCAGTCAATCCGCGTTGACAAGTAACGGGCTTGTAAAAGCCCTGTTCGGAGTCAAGCGGATGCTCCTTTCCCGTATCAAAAGAACCTTCATTTCTTCCCTGTTTAACAGCATGAAAGCCGGGATGCAGTCTTTCGCCCGGTATTCTTCCAGCTTCAATTCGGCTATGTCTTCCATGAAGAACAGCATGACCGGCTTGTCCGGGAATCTGGCCGTGTTTGCAGGGAACCTGATCAGCGCAATTGCACCGGCAATCAGTACCATTATTGACTGGATCAGCAAAGCAATCACGTATCTGAATGCGTTCTTTGCTCTCCTTTCCGGTAAAAGCACGTATTCCGTTGCAAAGAAAGGCACGGATGACTATGCAAAGTCCCTCAAAGGCGCGGGCGGCGCGGCAAAGGATCTAAAGAATCAGGTATACGGCTTTGATGAACTGAATAAGGAAGATGATAACAGCGGCGGTGGCGGTGGATCCGGTGGCAAGGTGAACTTTGAGGAAGAAAGCCTTGAGAATATGCCCTCCGCATTGCAGGACTTCATGCAGTCCATCAAAGACGCATTCGCGGCGGGAGAATTTGAGAAGGTTGGAGCCATTGTTGCTTCCGGTTTGAATACCATTATCACCACAATTGATGACTGGGTAAACAATAAATTCCGTCCGTTTGCGGTTACGTGGTCGCGGAACATTGCCCGGATTTTGAACGGCTTTGTTGCGGCTTTTGACTGGACGAACCTCGGTAAACTGTTTGCGGACGGTTTCAACGCGATTGTTGACACCATCAACACATTCTTGACAACGTTCGATTTTGATGCACTTGCGAAAGCATTTGCGGACGGGTTGAACGGTCTGTTCAACGGTGTTGACTGGGCTTTGCTCGGTCAGACGGTGGGCAACGGGATCTCGAATCTGAAAAACCTGATTTGGGGAACCCTCGCCAACTTCAACTGGACACAGCTGGGAAGCAACCTTGCAACCGGCGTGAACAATATGTTCTCCGCTATTGACTGGGCGAAATGGGGAACGAATTGCAGTAACGCTTTGAAAGGTATCATCGGCGGCATCAATCAATTCCTGCTTGATACAGATTGGCAAGCTATCGGAAACGATATTGCAACCTACGTGCAGAGCATTGACTGGAACGGCCTTGTGACGGCCCTTTCTACGGGGATCGGCATTGCCCTTGCCAGCCTCGGCGAACTCATCTGGGGCCTTATCAAGCCCGCATGGGACAGCGTTGTCACGTGGTGGAACGAAGCCATGACAGCTAATGGCGGGGATGTAATCGCAACCTTGCTACAGGCCATTGTCACAGCCCTCAAGGGAATCGGTGAATGGTGTTTGAACAACATCATCAAGCCTATCTTATCCGGCATCGAGTCCGCGCTGGGGCTTGAGCAGGGAACGATAGCGAGCACGGCTACACAGCTGTGGACGGACTTCAAGACCGCGCTGGTCACAGCATGGAACACGATCAAGGAAAGTGTCAGTACCTTCTTCACGGGTGTATGGGATAGCATTGTCGGATTCTTTGGAACCCTCGGAGACACGGCAAAAGGCATCTGGAGTGATTTCACCACAGGTATCACAACCGGCTGGAACAGTATCAAGGAATCTGTAAGCACAACCGTAAGCGGTGCGTGGACAACGATTACCGGATTCTTTGGGACTCTGGGCGCTACCGCAAAAGCTATTTGGTCTGACTTTACGTCTAACCTCACAAGCGGCTGGAACAGCATCAAAGAATCCGTAAGTACAACCGTAAGCGGCGTATGGACAACGATTACCGGATTCTTTGGAACCCTCGGAGACACGGCAAAAGGCATCTGGTCAGACTTCTCCACCGGCATTTCTTCCGGGTGGACGGCAATCAAGGAGACAGTTACACAGACCGTCACCGGCGCATGGGATACCATCAAGGGCGTGTTTACGGGTATCGGTGATGTGGCAACCCAGATATGGAACGGATTGAAAACCGGTCTTTCTGATGGCTGGACAAAGCTGAAAGAATCCATCCTCAAGCCGTTTAAGGATATGTGGCAAGCCGTCAAAGATTTCTTTGGCATTGCTTCACCGTCCACCGAGGCCGCGTCCATCGGTGACTTTATCCTGCAAGGTTTGGTCAACGGTTTCAGCAGTGCCATTGAGGGCGTGATTGAAACGGTCAAGGGCATCTTTGGTCGGATCTGGAACGCTATCAAGTCTATCTTCGGTTTCGGTTCTGAAAGCGAGGAAAGCAAGGAAGCGAAACAGGCCGGTAAAGATATCATGACTGGCATGAAAGACGGCATCAAGGGCGATGAAGAAACCGTAAAGAAGGAAATTGCCAATGCGGGTAAAGTCGCATTGCAAGCCCTCCGCACGGAACTCGGAATCCCGGAGGCGGGCGGGGCTTCCAGCAAGACAAAGACCATCGGTGAAAATCTGATGACCGGCCTGTCTGATGGAATCATTGCAAAGGCCGTGGAGACAACATTCACGAACGCGGCCAATAAGGCGTGGCAAGCCGTCCAGAAAGCCCTCAATACGGCCTTTGGGACGAAGGAAAACGGCTCCGCGTCCAAGGCTAAGTACGTTGGTGAAACCACCGTACAGGGCATAAATGACGGCATTAACAACAAGGCCAAGGACAGCACGTTCACAACCGTTGCAACCGCCGCATTGACAGCCGTCAAGAATGCCATGAACAAGGCGTTTGGTCTGTCCTCGGATACCTCCAGTGCCAGCAAGACCAAGTACGGCGGTGAAGGTGTCGTAAAGGGTATCGTGGATGGCATCAAGGAAAAGGCAGTACAGGCCACATTCACAACCGTTGCAAACAGCGTCTATGACGCGGTATCAAAGGCAATCAACACGGCCCTCGGAATCAGCGGCGGCGGATGGTGGGGTGGAAACACTTCCTCCAGCAAATTCAAAGATGTTGGTAAAGCTATCTGTCAAGGCGTTGCAGACGGCATAGACGCGAACACGTCCACGATTAAATCAGCGGCAGAACGCGCGGCACAGGCGGCTCTTACGGCGGCTAAAAACAAGCTCGGCATTCATTCCCCGTCAAAGGCATTCGCTGAAATCGGTAACTTCATGATGGAAGGTATGTCCAACGGATTGAGAGACGGTCAGAGCGAAGTTGCCCGCACGGTGTCTGATATCGCCGGAGCCCTTACAGACGGCATGAGCGGAACCACATTTGACGTAGGCGCGGACGCTATGGTGTCCGTGCTGGATCAGGTGGCGGATAAGTTTATGACCTTTGTAAACCGTCTGGAAGCGGCGGCAAATGCCCTTGTAGACGGTATCCTCCCGCAACCGGCCATTGCTACAGGCGCATACGCGCCCCCGCGTACACGGGTCAGTGAAACAGCCGGAACCGGGTATGATGACTTCACAAGTGAAATGCGGAGACAGGAAGCCGGAAGGGATGAACTGTTCTATATGATCCGTGACAGGATTGATGAAGTCATAGCGGCAATCGTAAGTAAGAACATGAATTTTGACGGCGCAAGCCTTGAACGGACACTTGATACTCTGCGGCGTGATCGCGTCCGCGCGTTTGGAGGTGCTTGATAATGGCAATTCAAGGGGTATTCCTTATTAACGGGCGCGATTACTCCCATTATGTGAAGCAGAAAACCGGGCTTCAATGGTCACGTGATAATACGAATGAGAAGGACGCGGGCCGGGATAAATCACAGACGATGCATCCCGGCGTAACGTCCCATCAGAGGAAACTTGATGTAAAGCTCGGCCCTATGCCTTTCAGCGTGGCGCAACAGCTTGAAGCGGATTTGCAGTCACATGATAACGGAATCCGGGTCACATATCCTGATCTTAAAGACGGGATATGTACCCGGCTTTTCTATAACACATCCATCAAAAGCGCCATTGAACGGTTCACGGAAGATGGCGTGATGATTGATGATATCCAATTCTCCCTTGTGACGGTGAAGGAGGCAACGGTGTAATGCAGACACGTCCTGCAAACTGGGAAACGCTCCTGTATGATCTGAATCATAAAACCGAATATCGGTACATCATAAACGGCGTTGAATACACCGGTGAATATGTGCAGGGCGTTCCCGTCATTGACAAGCCTATGATGCTCCAGCCGG